AAAGATCTCATGTTTACCTTGAATTGAAGCACCATCATTTTCTGTGGTTGCTGTAGATGTTAGGGCAATCTCACCACCGGTTGCATCTGCTACAATAGCAGCAGTTGCTCCTGAGTCTTTAACGATTGTCCATCTTAATGTTGTGTCAACTGCACCTTCATAGAAATCATCCATGTAAGTGAATTGATCAGGCCACATTGATTGTTTTAAGTTCTCAAGACTTGCTCTCGCAGATGAGAATAATAAAGGGCCCTTAAAGTGTGTTCCAGCCATATTAAACCTCCTTGGTTGTATAGACCATAACCATGCAGTCTCTATACCGTCTGCTAGCTCAGTGGTGCATGATTGTTTTCGCTAGAATTTCAATATCGCATAAAAAAAGGGCGGAGTCAAAGACAACCGCCCTTATTAATTTAGTTATTTAATGCTTACGCACCTGGTGAACCAAATACACATCTAGGATCTGAGAAACCAAATGAGTATCTCTCTCTAGCTTTGTATCTTACATTACCTGTGTCGAAGTCACCTTCCATTGAAGTTCTAATTGGACTTCTTTGGAATAATTTGAATCCGTTAGGAATGTCAGTTTTAATGAAGAATGCATCAGGATCAGTTAAGTAGTTGTTTACTGTATATCCCTCAGGAATCATACCCATATTTCTTGTTGCGTTAACATCGTTATCAGCAGTACCAGGTCTGAAAGCAGACTCAGTTAATCTGTCAGCAACGAATTGTAACTCAGAAGGAATAATAAGTTTTCTACCTTGAGTTGATATTAATAAACCTCTCTCATCTGTAAAAGCAGCAATATCAATTAATGACTGCTCAAGTGATGATTCATTAAGGTCCGCAGCGACTGCAAGTTCATTTCTCAATGTACCTGCTACAAGCGGGTGTGCGTCAGAAAGAAGTGCTACACCGTCACCACCAGGGAAGTTATTGTCAAAACCGTTATTTAAAACGTTTGCTGCTTTCACCTGTTTAGTGTTTGCCATGGAACGTGCAAGTGCTCTTGTGTATCTTGCTGAGATTCTGTCATAAAGATTATCTTCAACAGCTTCCTCAGTGATTGCAAAACCAAGTGCAATTGTTTCATGTGTGTAACGAGCTGTGAAAGTTTCTGTTGCATTATCATAGATAATTGATCCACCTTCACTCTTCGTTCTTGCATTACCGAAACCTGATAACATTACTTCTTCTTCGAATGCACGATCTGAAGTTTCTGTCTCATAGATTTCTGCGTGTTGAGCGTCGTAGCGCCCATACTCCAAGCCGAACAGAGCGTTCAAACCTGGCTCTAACTCTTTAACGAGTTGACTTCTAGATATAGCCATAGTTTAACCTCCTATATACCTGTAGTATCTCTATACTGGTGCTTATTAATTCTAACTAAAATGTTAGCGTTAGCTACAGTATAGTCACTGTTGTCCACATCTGTTGAAAGTGCGTACACAGCGAAGTTTGAGCCACTGCTGGTTGCAAACGAGCCACCATCTAATGCAACGTTTGAAATACCTGAAGTTGTATCTCCTACACTATATGTTGCGATGTTAGCTGTTGAACCAACCTGGGCTATTCCGCCATTTGCGTCGTCTACTTTGACTTCGAAAATGACATCTGGATCTGTGATTACGTTAGCAACGATATCACTTGCTACAATGCCGCCCGGGTAGTGATTAGAAAAAGTTGGTTTAGACGTTGTTGGGTCTGTATAAAAGCAACCATTAAAAATACCTAAAAGTTCAGCACCGGTAGATCCACCACGTGAAATCGATCCGTTTGCATTTAATACAACTGGATCACCTTGAAATATTGAATTTGTCTCGTTACTTGCAATTGATACTTCTTGTTGGCCTTGACCATTGTAAGCACCACCTAGCATTTGCACAGGACGAAATCCAAAGTTTCCTTGTTGATTTGCCATAGTTCATCTCCTTTATTATTAAGTACCTTAAGATGGTTTTTTATTACCACCACCAAAAGATACACGACTTTGCCTATCTTGATTCATAGGCATACTTGGATGTTGTTCTCTAAGTGGATCTGATTCCCATGCTTCAGTCTGTTGATCAGTCTTCTGCTTGTAATATGCATTACGTTGTTCAATCATTTCCACAGGCATTCTTGCCAATAGCAAGTCACCTACACTGATGACACCCTGATAAGCTTTGATTTCTCCGTTGTATGCAGAGTATAGGCCTTTTTGGTTTTCGTCAGCTCTGACTAATTCCCAGCCTTCTCTGAGTCTGGCGTTGATGTTTTTAGTATCATCTGAACCATTTACTCTATGTCGTAACCATCGTTGCTTATATCCATCAGGACATGGTGGTGCGTCTAATTGAGACGGTGGCTTCCAAGGTTTACTTCTTTCCTCTTTAGCCCTTGTTTGTGCACTTCTTGGTGTTTTTATATCTGTCATGTGTACCTCCTAAACGTACTTAGCATACTCACTTAGAGGAACTCCAAGCTTGTTAGCTATTTTTACCTGACTAGGTGTCAACCTAACAGATTTGCGCCCTGTGGTTGCAGACCTCGTTGCAGAAGCGACTGGTTGGGCGATCTTAGCGCTTCTAGTTGTCTGATCCGAGTCCTCAAAAGACTCAGGAAACTTTGTTTTAACTCTTTGAGTAAGCTCATTGTAATACTGATCTGATTCTGTGTCAAACCCTTCTGCAACTAAACCACGGTGTATTCTTTGTGCGTAATCTGTCATATCAGGATCTTTTTGAAACCAAGTATTTTGACTTGCCCAATCTAAAGCCTTTTGTGATGGCTGTTGTCTAGGTGCTTGTAATTGAGCTGCCGGTTGACTTTCTAATTCTTTTTGAAAAGCCTCATACTCTTGTTCTTTCTTTTGTTTCGTTACACGTATTCTTTCTGCCTCTAAATCTAATTTAGTAAGTGCTTGTCTAGCTTCTTCTTCTTTAGTGTAATCGCCAGCTTCTCTTGCTCTTATTAAATTTTCTCGTGCTAAATCAGAAGCCATTTTATTTCTAACTTCACTTTCACCCATATATCCTTTGTCAATATCATAAGTTTTTTGCTTTGCTTCTGATAATTCTTTTTGAACGTTTTGAGCAAATACTAAAGCTGCTTCTCTTTCTCTTTCAGCTTCTCTAACTTTAAAAGTTAATTTATCTATTCTTTTTTTTACTTTGTCGGAGTATTGATCCATTTCTTCTGCTTGTTCTTGAACAGCAGGTTCTAAAGGATCTTTCTCCTCTGTCTTTACTTCTTCATATTTTTCAGGTGCCACTACGCCATGTGACTTATCTTCTAGCTCGACTTCTGCTCCTTCACCTGATACATCAAGATCTACAAGTTTTTCGTCTTTTGCAGTTTTAAGTTCTGTTTGCATGGTTAACCTCCCATGTTATATAATTGTTAATACATCTTCAGGCGTTTCAACAGTGCCGAGTATTTCGTCATCATTAAGCAACCTAACTTCTCCTCCTTCAATTTTAAGTCTTGATCCTGCGTATCTGCCAAACACAACCCAATCACCTTGTTTACACCAAGGTCCATTAGGAAACTTTTCTTTATCTTTATATGCATCATCACCTGTGTCAAGCACAAGAGCTACTGATGCTGTTAACTGTGAATCTTCTATAGTTTTATCTGTAAGTAGAACTCCACCTTTTGTTTGTTGTTTTGCTTTAAAAGGTAATACCAATATTCGCCAACCGACTGGTTTTGGTAATTTTTGTAATTCAGTTCTGTCCGCCTGAACTCCTTCACTAGGATTATTATATTTATCCATAATGTGATCAGGCACGTAAAGTGTTTTAGTCATCAATTTTCTCCTCATCGTCCAGCAGGCGAGAAAGCTCCTGTTGGCATATGTCTATCATATGTATCTTTCCTTGAATATACTTATATTCTTCGTAACTTTCAACCCCTTGTGTCAAATGATCGTGAAGTTGTTCTTTGAAGAACTTTATTTGTTTTTGAAATTCATAAATTACTCTAGTGCTCATACTAAAGTATTTATACCAGGACACATTTTTTCAAATTTTTTGTAATGCTCTTCTTTT